GAAGAGGTTGCCCCGTTTCTTGACCAGCCTTTAGGTGAGACGAAGAAAAGCAAAAAGATTATTGATACCGTGAAAGAAACACTCGGAGCAGCAGGAGGCGCGATAGCAAAACATCTACCGTGGGCAACAGGCGTTCTTACCGGACAAGACATCGGCGAATACCTGGGGCATATAATCAGCCAATCAAAGCTAGATCCCGGAGCAAGCCTCAAAGACTCCTTTCAAAGAGCAAACATAAAACAACTTATCGCTCAACACGGAAATGACCTTTATGACCCAGAATACAGGCAGCGAATGGGGCTGAAGTACGCAATACACCCTCTTCAGCAAACACTTATTGGGACACAGGCAGTAGGCGAGTCAGAAAGCCTTAAAGATGCAGGGTCCTTTCTTCCAGAAGAAACAATGGAGATGAGCGAGTATCTGGTTAAATACTGGCCAGCAGACGAAGGACCAATACCGTCAAGAGTTCTTCAGGCTGTGCCGCTAAAAGCAAAACAACTAGGCTATCCAGGGCTTTCTAGTGAAGGAAGAGAAGCTGTAGGATATGAGTAAAAGACCTCCACGTAGAAGCAAGGGCGGACTGACACCGGAGCAAATACAGCAGCTAAAACATTTCAAGCTGAATGACCGTGATGCAATCGAAACTCTTCTAAGAATCGAAGACCGCGACAATGCCGGGAGAATGATCCCCTTTAAGTTGAACTTCCCGCAAGCAGAGTTGCACGCAATGTGGGAAAAAATAAGAGCATTAAACATCCTTCAAAGCGTAAAGGATAAATCAAATATAGAAAAAATCCTAGGAGAACCGCTAGCCCCGTCTCTGTCGAAACAAATAGAACAGCTTTATTTGTATAATGTCTCTTCTGTTCTTTATGAGCTTAAACAATTACGTGTGAAGTGTGTTGACGGGCCTGTCCGCATTATTATTGGTAAGCCTCGCCAGGTAGGAATAAGCACATATGTCCAGGGCAGGTTTTTCATTAAGTCTATGTTTAGTGAGAACTTTTCGACAAACGTGACCGCCCACAAGGAATCGGCAGCGCAGAACGTGTTGCGGAAGTCCAAGCTGTGTTACGATTATTGGCCTAGTGAGTACATGGGAATCAGGACTTCGGCTGATAGCAACAGCCGTGATGGAATGCAGTTTGCGCATAATTCTAGATTTGTTGCTCAAACTTCCGGCGGTCGAAATGCTGCGCGGTCCTATACGTTTTCTGCTGTGCATCTATCTGAATCTGCGCACTATGAAGACTATTCAGCAGTCGCGGCTTTGCTCCAAGCTGTTCCAAAGTGGGGGACAGTAATAGACGAGTCCACAGGAAACGGAAGGTCTGGTCCGTTCTATGAAAAGTGGCAGTCGGCCTTAGAGTTTGACAGTGTAGTAAGCGCAATCGAGGCTGAAGACGCTCAAAAAGTAGGCACATGGAATCGTTATTTCAGGTTCTTCATTCCTTGGTTTATGGACAAGGAGTACATGCTGGATGTTGGTGGCTTCGAGCAGGACTACATCATGCAGACTCTCGACAAGATAGAGCTTCAGCTAATCTCGGACTTTGGCGCTCAGATAACCCCTCAAAAGTTAGCCTGGCGAAGATGGAAGCTCGCAAACGACTGTGCTCATGTTCCTGGGATGACACCTGAAGAGTACTTCAAGCAGGAGTTTCCTAGTGACGAGCATGAGATGTTTCAGGGGTCGGGTGCGAGAGCTTTCAACCAAGAGGCGCTTGAGGTGATGAAGAAGCGCAACAAGGACAAGCCGGCAAAGTTGTCTCTTGTCTTGAATCAAGACTGGATGCCGCTGGCCGCTTCTTCTACAAACAGCAATCTTTTTGTCTGGAAAGAGCCTATCCCGAGTCACCAGTACAGTATTGGCGTAGACACAGGCAAGGGCTTGAGGAAGAAGGATTACTCGGTAATCAGTATATTCGATCGCTGTGACGGGACAATCATCGAAGAGGTCTGTCGCTGGAGAGGCCATATAGAGCCGCTGTTGCTTGGAGATATCGTGACGATGCTGGCCGAGTGGTATGCGGGCGCTTTTGTAACTCCGGAAGCAAACGATCAAGGGCAGGTAGTATGCCGTAGGCTTTTGGACAACAGGTATCCTTTCTTGTTTAGACGCCGAGTTATGGACCGCGCTTCTGACACAGCTGCAAACGAGAAGAGCTGGTATATCGGTGTTGTGACCACAGGAATGAGCAAGCAGCATCTCATTGGTCGCGCACAGGCTGCTTTGATTAATAAGACAATAGAGCTTGTGCATCCCGAGGCGATAAGAGAGTGGATGCTCTATGAGAACCAAAACGGCAAATACAACGCTCCTTCTGGAGAGCATGACGACTGCGTCATGGCTGATGCTCTTGCTTTATTTGGCCATGAAGTAGGCGCACCTCCGGTGCAGCGGCACAGGGCGCAACAGGCTGAAATCAGGAGAAAATTACAACCTTCTGATCTTCAAATGTGGCAGACAATTCAAAAAGCCTTCCAGGAGACAGACAAGCAGAATAAAAACTTGCTGGGTAAAGAGTGGCTCCCAGAGCTAGAATTGTAGTAGGGTCTAATCTATGGAAATCGGTCTTCTTGTTATAGCGGTTGTGGGTGTAGCTGCTGCTCCTTTGAGCGTGTATGCGCTAGCTCAGTTTAATCTAAAGGCAATGTCTGTTCTTTTAGATCATTTAGAGGAAATGCACACCGTTGGTGGACAGCCTATTGACGTGGTGAAAACCAACCTGCGAATTGCGGAGCAAAAGGCAGGGGTTGAAGCAACGAAAACGAAAGCTGAAATCGACAGATACGCAAACAACGGGAAATCTAAAAACGTACAGGTTCAGCCTGTCTTTGATATTATGAGTGACTAGCTATGCCAAAACTTTCCAGGAAAAAAGCCGAAGAAATGCGCGAAGACGCAGTTCAGTATCACAAGGACGCTGTCGAGAAGTTTCAGGAAAAGTTGACGGGTCTGATGGTTACAACCGCCTTTTACCGTGGCAACCAGCACGGAAGGGCGGGGCTTCGCGCCTGGAACCCTCTGCCTCCGACGCACAGCGAGGCAAGCGAAACAATAAACTATATTCGTCCTTTTGTGCGTTCAGCCGTGAGCGATATGCTCAGGAATATACCTAATCCTGAAGTAGTTTCGGCGCATTCCGATCCTACAGCTATGGCCAAAGCCAGAATGGCAACGCTTCTAGCTAACTCTTTTATCCGCAATAAGGTCGTTAAGTTTGACACCCTCTATTCGGGAGTATTGGCTTCCCAGATACACGGGGCATCTTGGTTTAAGATAAGCTGGGATAGATTTAGCGGACCCAGTTCAAAAAAGCCTAAAATGGCTCCAGACAGGGATAATCCACAGCTTCTGATGGCTGAAGAGGATGTCTTTGGAGACCCGGTAGTAGAAAAGGTTTTTGCGGGCGAAATAAGAGTAGAGCATGTGAACATAGGGGAGTGTCTTCCCGATCCGACAGCGACAACAGAGGAAGACCTGCGGTATGTGGTTCAACTCAAGACCTATCCCGTGACGAAGCTAGACGAAATGTTTCCTGACGGTGACTATTTCAAGGACGAAATTCAGTGGGAGCGTAATTCTAGGTCTAATCTGGGCGCTGAAGAGGCGTTGTCTGTTTCCGATCCTTATGATGGCGGGTCATATACTACGACGTACAACATTAACGATCAGGCAGAGCTTGCTTTTATTTACGAAAAGCCGTGCATGAAATATCCTAACGGCCGCCAGATAATTCTCCATAAGAACACGCTTTTACATGCGGACCGTCTTCCGGATTTTATATTTCCGTTTGTTCTCTTGAAGGGCCAGAACGTGGTTGAGTCATCTCTTTATTCTGACGGAGTAGTTAAGGACTTGATCGGTCCTCAGCGGAGCATTAATCGTGCAGCATCTAAGCAGCGTGAAATGCTTGATCGCGTGGTGAACCCCTGGCTTCTTGAGCCTCGGGGCGCGGAACTCAAGATGGACGAATTGTCAGACATGCCTGGATCGATCGTTACGTATAATTACGGTTTTCAGCCTAAATATATCGATCATCCTCCGATTGATCCCAGTACCTTCAAATACCAGGATTCAATGGTTTCGGTGATGAAGGATATTTCTACGTACTCAGACGTTAGCCGGGGCGATGTTCCTCAGAATGTCAGTTCTGGTAGGGCGTTGGCTTATCTTGCTGAGTTCGAAAGGGGCGTTCACGCACCTGATGTACAAATTTTTAAAGATGTAGTGACTCGAATTATGGGGCTCTGTCTAAAATTAGCCGCAAGCAGATACGAAGATGGCCGTTTAGTTCAGATGCTTGGGCCTAATAATCAGATTATGGTGGCTGTTTTCCGCAAGGAGGACTTTGATTTTGAGCACGAGTTAATCATTGAAGCCTATAGCGGTGCTCCAAATAGCAGGGCAATGAGGTACGGGGAAGCGTTGGAGGCTATGCAGTCGGGCGGTCTTTCGGATTCTCCAGATGCGGAGCGATTCCGGAGAATTGTGGGTTGGGACTATCAGGGCAGATCTACCAGTGATGCAGATGAGGAGCATAAATCTGTAGCCCAGGCAGAGAACGCTCAATTCAAGGTAGACCCTTATGGCGAAACTCGGGTTGCGATGGAAGACGATCATGATACTCATATCGACGAGCACAATCGCTTCAGGATAAGCCATGAATTTAGGAATCTTCCGGAGCAGCTTCGGGCGATGTTTGACGCTCATGTAGCAGAGCACGAGAATTACAGAGCACAGCAATTACAAACGTTTAGCCAGGAACAAAACATGCTTTTGAATCAAACCCAGGGCGCTGACGGCGGGGCTCCTCCTCCTAAGGAGCCGGGGATAGAGTCACCAAGGGATGGTGGTGCTAGTCTTTTTGAGGTGCCAGAAACGGAAGGCATGGAGCAAATGGCGTCGGGTCCGCAAATGCAGCCCTCGGGTTATCAGCAATAACTTATTTGAAAAAAATTCGATTGCTGTGATAGTGTCAGGACATGGCAAACGCGGGAGCAGTATTTGATAATGATATTCCAGAAATGTCTGAGAGGGAATCCGGGGCGATTGATATGAGTGAAACCCCAGAGACTCCTTCAGTAGACCCGACTTCTATTGATATGTTGGCTCAGTCTGTAGGCGACCCGAAAGACCACTTGAATGACAGTCCTATATCTTTCGATGAAACCGGCGCAATGGTTGAGAGGGAGGACGCTGAGCCGGAGCCAGAGCCGGAGCCTATGGGTGATCCCGATCAAGGGTCAGAGCCCCCGATGCAGGTAGACCCTATTGCCGACACGGGGGAGCCCGACTATTTGAAGACGCTTGCGGAAAGCCAGCAGCAGATGGCTGAGTATTTGACTTTGCAGCAGCGGCTCAAAGATCAAGAAGCCAGAGAACAAGAGCTTGCTCGCCAAAGACAAGCGGAGCAGTATTATTCTTCAGCTGACTATGTGACTCAGCTTTGCGAGCGGTCAGGAATGGACGCAGAAGATCCAATTCATCGTCAGCTTGTTGAGCAAAGACTTCAGGCTCAGAGGCAAAACCATGAGTATAACCAGAGAATTCAGCAATTAGAGCAGAGATTTCAGGAGCAAGCGACAACCCAGGCTCGCCAGTCAAGGATGAGTACACTGCAAACCGAATTCTCTGATGCTGCATCGCAGTATAAAGGAGCGCCCCAAGAAATTGTAGAGGCAGCTCAAGAACAGGCCCAGTTGCTTGTTGATCAAGGTCTTACACCGCAAAGAGCGGTGGCGGAATCAATTAAATTTGTGAGGCTAGCGGCAAAGCAACCGGCTGAACCAAAAGTTTCACAGTCATCTAAGCGCCAAGAGCGTTTGGATAAAGTTAACAGCCTTGGCCCAGGACGGGGAGCCAAGTCTCACAGAAGAACACAGATAAGCATAGCTGACGCTGATGCTCTTGTTGAGAAATACGGCTTTTTACCAAACTAAGGGAGTTAAAAGAAAATGGTAGATTCAGTAGCAGAAGTAACCGGCGTCGCGGGCACCGGCAGAGCGGCCTGGGATGGCCTCATGAAAGATGAATATGGTCCTCTTTGGGAAGAGCATGTAAACAAAAGCGCAAAATGCTTATCTGCAACCGGCTTAGGCAAGGTTCGCGGACGGATGGGCGGTCGTCGTCAGCTCCACGCTGTAATCGACAGTTACCCACAATCAGCGGGTGTAGCGCATTTTGAAAACGCAACACTAACTGACCCAAGCTCGGCCACAGGTTTCCAGCCTCAGATTATCAATCGTTCGCTTTACGTTCGTTTGCGCTGGACTGGTGAAGTTGAGGACATGGCTCGAACAGGAAGCAAGGCGACCTTTGCCGGTCCTCGAGCTACTGAACTTCGTTTGGCTCGTAATCAATACGCAGTAAACAAGTGTCGCATGGCGATCCTCGGACCTCAGCAGGTTCTCGGCAAGATCGAGGGCTCTGTTTCTGGCGGGGGAACCCAAACCATCACAGCAACTATGCAGGCAAGAAACGACCGAACCTCTGCGGCTGCTGCGTTCTATAATTATGGAACGCATTATTTCCGCAAGGGAATGCAAGTAGACTGGGGCACAACTGTTACTTCGAACTCTGAAGGCGCAAGCGGCGTTGACGGCTCTTCTCCGAAGTGGACTGTTGATAGCGCAACCGGCGATCAGCTTGTTTTGACAACGACGGCAGCGGGTGGCGGCGGCATTGAACCAGGGACCGATCAATACATTTGGCCTTGGGCTTCTCGCCGCGAAGGCGCTGTTAGCGCGACAACCGCGCACGATAGCTACTATGCTGGATACAATGGCCTAAACAACCTGATGTTAGACAGCTCTATTTATGGCTATGTTTACGGCGTTCAGCGCAGCAGCACTTATCCAACGCTTGACGGTAATCGTCAAACCGGTGGTGGTTCTGGGCGTAACTTTAACGATCTTCTTTTGATTCTTTCAATCGATAACATCGTTGAGGAAGGCTCAGGCGAACATCCTGACACCCTGTATTTGAATAGCGCGATTCGTCGCGAAGTTATTCAGCATCTCGGCATGGGTAATGCGAAAGCCTATACGGGTGATGCGGGCGGTACAGCAGATCAGGCTCGTCGTTTTGCTCCGGTCCAAACTACTTCCGGTTACGGAAAACTAGCTTTGGTTGCTGGCGATAAGAACATGACTTACGATACCGATCGTGACTGTCCTCCGGGCATGATTTATATTTTGCGCAAGGGAACAATGGGCTACTTGTCTAACCGTGCTCTATCGAGCATTGACAAGGCACCAGAGCGTTACGTTGCTGATAAAGATGCTCATGAAGTCATTATGGCTGAGCGCGGAAATTTCTTCTGCACCAGCCCATGGACGAACGGAACGCTTGAGGACGTAAACTTTAGCGTGAGTGCATTGACAGCGGCGTAATGGCAACTTTCAGGGAGCAATACGAAGAGGGCATTCCTCTCATGACTGATCAGGAATTGGCTGATCAGGCAGACCCCACCCGAAGGGGTGGAGGAATGAAGCCGTCTAAAAAGCGGTATCAGTGGAATGAGATATACGGGATGTTTGATCCCGACTCGATATCCTCTTCTATAAAAGCTCCCGATCATGTGCGAGCGGCATTTGAAGAGCTGATCGGGGGTGAGCCGGAATTCAAGCTTCGGCTTCACCCCTGGTTTAAGCGTTGGGCCGCTTTTGAAAAAGTAAAAGGAGCGGGCGAAGGCGCTTACTCTTGCTTTTCTGTTTTTATGACAGAAGGAAGAGAAGGAGCGCTTCCTGTTGATTTAGACAATAGCGATGGACGATACGAAAACATGCGAGGGCTTATGGGTCAATATAGACTGCCCTCAAGAAGAGATTTCGAGGTTCTGCGCAATGACGCCGATACTCAGCGCCTCGGGGTCGATGGTGTTATTGCAAGACTGGAAAAACCAGAAGACGAGCAAGCCAGAGAAAAAGAGCGAGTTCTACAGGATAAAGAATGGGACGTCATCGACTACAACTACTTGGCAGTCAACGCAGCCGCAAACGGCGGTAAGCTACAGATTATTGCGCCCAACCGAGACAATTCAGATATACGAACCCAAAAAGCGGCCGAGTGGCACGAAGAAACCAAAATAACCGAAGACGGTCGGTCATACAAAGTGCGATTCAAGAAAGACTCTCGCATGTATGCAGAACACAAAGCCGAAGAGCTGTCTAATTACCTAAACGACGGTGAAGCACGAAGAAGAGAAGCCGTTGCCGACTACAAGGCAAAGCAAAAACAAAAAGAAAAAGATGAACTCTTTGCTCTGTCTAGAAAAGCAATCGGGGTTTAGCGATGGCATTAGCTAGATCTGCGGCCGAAAACCTGGCAAACGCAAAGACGAGAGTAAGGCTCGAAGTAAACGATTCGGATACAGCCTCTCAAAGATGGTCTGACGACGACATAGAAAGAGCCATCTTTGACTCGGTCAGATACTTTATTAGAGAAAAATCAAACAGAGACCCGGGAGAGCTTTTGCGAAGCATCGATCTGACCTATACGGGCCTGTGGACCAATCTGGGCTCTACCATAGGAAGCGCAAGTATTATAAAAGTCGAGCAGCTTAACGACCCCGAAAACCCGCAAGTTATAGAATATGTACCCATCAGTGTTCTTGAAACAATAAAGAACGGGTATTGGAGATCGCCCGTGAAGATCTATTCTTTATCTGGCGATGCAACAAATAGACAGATAGGAATAAGAAGCTCGTCATCCGGCGACAGCTTTGATGTCCGTGTTTGGTATTTAGCAGAAGCAATTACTCCGGACGGAACCGACGATGACGACAGTATGCCCTTGCAGCCGGTATGGATGAGGCTTATTCAGCTACATGCGGCAAAAGCGCTAAGGTCTATTGAGGGTGAGTGGACCGTTCAGCAAGAAAGCAACCTAAGAGAAATGATTGAGCTTTGGAAATCACACAGGCAAGCCGGGGGCATGAGGATGATTCCAATAAGGAGACGCAACTGATGATGAATTTAGTACGAATATACAATGTAAGCGCAGAGCTAACAGGGGAAGGAGTCCCCCTGGAGATAGACTGGAACGGGTCCACGTATACGTTTCTTCCTTCAGATTGCTATTGGGAAAAAAAGAAGCTCGTGGATATCCTGAGAGATCCAGCAAACTCCGTGCAGCATGAACTGGTCTCGTTTGTCTGGACAAAGAACGAAGAAAAAGAACCGATAAATTATACAGATGTCCCGGCTCCTATGTCTTCGTGGCTATTCAACAAGGGAATGACAGCGGTGCATAAAAACATCCTGAAAACAGGCACCGAGATGGAAGATGTTGTTATGAAGAAGATCGAAGAAAAGCAGCGCAAACTTGAGTCGATCGAAAAAGAAATGGAAATCGCAGAGAAGAAAGCAGCATCGAAGAAAAGAGGCCGACCCTCTAAGGCGATAGCCGAGGCGTAATATGACATGGCTGTTCAGACAACTACCGTACCTGTTGATCCTATAGATCGCGGAATAGACAGGCTCGATACAGATATACGTAACGGAAAAGTTGTTGAGGCCCTGAACGTCATCAATGACGATGGAGATCTCCGACGAAGAGACTCCTTCAAAAGCATCTATACAGCCGCTCCCCACTTTTTGCCCACGGGCCTTGTGTCAGCCTCTGTTTCGGATGGTCACATTACAAGCGAGACTGTAACGGCCCTGACAGACGACGCCGGCACAGACAGGGTTGGGTCTATTACTGACGCTCTTCCGCTGCTCTATGTTGGCTGTGATGAAAAGTTTGATGGATTTGATCTAGGAACTGTTTCTTTTTCGACTACGCCAACAGAAACGCTTGTTCTGAAGGGCTATTACTACAATGGCACCGCGTGGGCAGAAATCCCCTTTCTTCACGACACAACAAGACTCGGGTCTTACGATGCGGACATGAGCAGGTTTTATACTGTTAGCCTGGGGAAAAATGGGCGCATTTCATGGCATAAGGACGATCTAACCAGCTGGGCAACAACCAATAGCGCCCTCAAAGACCCAGAAGGCGGAAGCCTCATCCAGACAAAATACTGGATACTGGTGAGGCCATTCAAAAACGACGGCACCAAAGAGGTTCTCCCTGGGACGTGTACCATTACAGCGCCAGGCATAAGAACCTTTCACCTCTCTAAGATAAACGGAATATTCCCAGTAAGATCACAAAAGAAAAACACACTCGTAATATGCTCTGACAGGGAAGACAAAAGAGGGTCAGAAAAAGGGGCGATGATTGGCCTTGCTTCCACAGAGACAGACGCAACCCAGCAGCTTCATCTGATAGAAAATGAAGGCAGCGGGATTTACGATCAGGTTTCAATTCCAGCCTGGACGCAATCAACAACAGTCCCAGCGAGCCATTCTACAGTAGGAGCGTCGGGGGCCTATGGGACGATTACCTCTGCGCTAATGCAAAGAACAAACGAGGGGCTGGCCGACTGGTACTATTCGGGAACCGGCGCTGAAACAGA